TGCGCCTTGCGGCACTCCACCTAGAAACTCTTTCTTCCGCTCCACTATCGACAGAAATAATAGCCGTTGAATGACCGGGACCTCCACGGCTGCCGTAACTAATTGACGTTGGAAATTGAACTTCATGAAAGGCCACTAGGGTCTCCTTTCAAACTACCTATTTTTTAATATTTGTTGTAAGTCATTCCGTATCTGTGAACGTGACCGCCTAAAACTGTCCAAATCATTAGTTGTAATAAAAACATTTATAACCGATGGACGTTGTGACTGTGATTCAACTCCCAGTTTTCCTGAGGAGGTGCGAGATAATGGAAGTACTGCTTCGGGACCGGCTTCGCCAGCAAGTCCCATTCCCCTGCTCGTTGGGAAAGTTATTGGGCTTGAAATAACTCCACCACCTGCAAATGCAGATACACGTCCGGGACCTGTAAACATTTTACCCATTGCGGCGGGTATACTTGCCCCTCCAGATATTGCTAAAGTTATCCCACCAACTATTTTCTGAATAACAAGCGCTCTTACCAATGCCTGCGATATATCTCTGAGTAAAGCCTCCATAACGTCCTTGAAACTTTTTGCCTCAAATATTGCAGATTCAAATGCAGTTTCAAACGCTCTACCAATACCGTCGGCGGATAGCATCAATGAATCAACAGCGTCTGCACCAGCTTTGAAATTCTTTTTGAATTTACTCCACGCACTTTCATTAGCTCCTTTACTCACAACAACAACTAACATTTCGCCAGTTTTATTTAATGCGTTTTTCGTATCTTCAGCCCATTTGTCAATGCCCTTAAATTTTTCTGCAACTTCTTGCCATCCGGGTATCTTCTTTATTCCGGCTTCAATAAGTCCAAATGCTTGTTGAATGACCCAACCAATAGCCTTGAAAACTGGTTTTGCGTATCCCATTATTATACTAACCAAATCCTTAAAATTACTTACAACAAAAATAAGAACTGACGATACCTTTTTACCAAACGCTATCATATCAATTACAAAAGCAGCAATCGCCTTGCTGTTTTTATTTATATAATCTGTCATTTGATTCAATGACTTTATTGTGTTCTTTGTAATAACCTCAAATGCTAATACAATTCCAGCACCTCCAACCGCCTGCATCAAATCCTTATAAGCATTTTTAAGTTTCTCTAATGTACCGCCTAAAGTATCTCCCGCTGCCTTAGCGGAACCACCATATTGATTTTCCAACTCTTTCAAAATAGTCCGTTGTGCCTCAGCGACTTGATTTGTCTTAACGAGTTGTAAAATAACTTTTTTCTGTTCATCTGAGAACTGTATTCCTGAGCGTGTAAGTGCAGTAAGTCCTTCCTTCGGCATATTCAATGCTTTACCAACTTGGAGTATTGTGCTCTTTAAGTCCGTACCCATTCTTTCTGAAATATCTACCGCTGCACGTACCGCTCTTGGAAATACATCATCAGATATACTTGTGAACGATAAAAGTATTGCCTCGGAGGCCATAACCAAATCATCGCTCAACCTTGTTGTGCGTTGAAGTTCGGTTGCTAAAGCCTCCATTGATGCAACAGTTTGACCACTTACGCCGTTAGTTGAAATAAGCCCGGCCTTAAGTTGTGCAACAGAATGTTCCATATCGGCGGTAACTGTTATAATTTGTTTAAGCGTACGATGTGCAGCATAAAACGCCGCAATTCCACCAACCGCTTTGAGAAGTTTGCTTGTTGTACTGGATGCTTTCTTCATTGCCGAATCAGCCTCATTGACGCCCCCAGTTATTTTCTTTATGGAGGCTTCAAAAACAAGAGAACCATCCTTGGCTCTTCTTGCGTCAATGGCCAATTCTAGCGTTGGCATCGGTTTCTCCGTTCAATCTCTTTACGGATGCTCTCGTTCATTTCATTAACATAAAACGAGTCTAACTTTGTAACCAACTTAAATAAAACAAGACCTGCGCTTTTGCTTAGTTTGTTTATTTCTATATACGCTTGTATCTCTGACGCCGATATATGGTTGAAAACATCCGTAATCAACCGAGAGTTGTTCAACTCCCAAAACGCTTCCCATATCGGCTCCAGTCTGCGCTGTATGTGTGGTCGTTTTATCAGCGCCTTATCTTTTATACCCTTCAAGGCCCGTTTCAGTAAATACTTAAGTCGCGCTCCATACTTAAGTTGCCATGAAAGGCATTCGGTTAGTTTTTTACCGCATCATCCTCTTTCTTCAGTCTGAAGTGTTCCCGTGACCGAGATATTTTCAGAATATCGTTCCTGAATTCTGGGTACTCATTTAGAATACGCTTGGCCGCTTCTTTTGAAAATGGTATATTGGAACCATCTTCATTTTGTAGGTTCTCCCAATCAAGTAGGACTGCCTCAGCCATTACGTCACAAAGGATTTCGTCACCTTCATTTCCTGAAACTGAATCGAGCGCTTCTTCAAATGCCATTCCGCTCGCTGAAGAAAGGAAACCCTTTTCAATAAAGAAGTTTCTGGACTTCTCATTTCCAAGTCTGCCTATCTTCACTTTCAGACCGGCACCGTATTCTACCCAAGCACCGTTCTCTTCCTTCTCCTTATCCATTTTCAGTATACTGAGTTTCATCCTTCTTTCTCCTCTCGGCTGTTCGGCAACTCTTATGCCGCAAACTTTGCTATTCTGATGGTAACACCTTCTGTCGCATCCCTAAATGCGGTAAAATCCGTTTCTTCGTCAATGTCTGTATCAATGGCCGTGGGATTATGAGCATTAGAAGAAAACCTAACGTTAGGCATTTCAATAATGTAAGCGTTACCAAGCGAATCTTGTAAAAGGATTGCAATTGATGTTGGTGTAAACTGTGTAAACTTATCAAGTGAAGTATTGTTGGCAAAATCAAGTTTCAAAGAGCCTGCAACATTTATGGTTCCTGAACCGATTGCAGCCGGCGTTGCAGAACCTATAACTGGACGTTTTCTGAGATTATTAGATATGTCAATATTTATTTCTCTCAGTGTGAACGCAACCAGATTTTCAAGTATTCGTAGAGCATCTTCACCAGCCGACATAACTTCATTTTCAGGTGGGTTTACTTCTGAAGTACCAACAGTTGCAGCCGCTGATGCTTCTTGTTTTCCCATAAATCCAAAAGCGCCAGTAATAAATGATTCAGCCACAACAGCAAGGCGCATCGTATTGAACCGAAGCCCTGTTATTGTCTGAAATACGTTTGTCAAATCCTTCATTTCTCTTTCACCTGTAAATGACCGTTTTGTGGTGCCGTTCGTAATATATGGACCCATTTTTGTTGTTACAGAATCTCCGACCGCTTCTGTTACAACAGTTCCTCCACCCAACACGGCCTTACCCGCAGTAAGTGTCAGAACTTTGAATATACCATTATTTGCCGGATCCGTAAATCCGGTTGTTTTCACCCACTGATTTACTACAAGACCTCCAGAGATAAGTCCTGCTGCGCTATCATTCAGAGAGTTATCGGCGGCATCCATTGAAAAGGTAGTTCCGTTTATAGATACAGGAGCGCTGAAGCCTGAAGAATGTAACAAGGCTTCCAAATAATCATCGTATGCTTCAAATGACAATTCAAAATTTAGGTCGCCTTCAACCGAGCGACTTGTTTTTATAAAATCCTGTATCTGTCTGTCAGAGCGTATTTCTTTACTTGTTTCAACGGAGGCAATTTCTCTAATACTCTCGCCGGTAAATCGGACAATATCAAGAACAGAGTTCTTTATTGTCACAGTATCTCCAGCAATCTCTGTTGCAACATTTATTTCATCATCCAGAATTGCCTTGTCTGCTGTGAGTATGAGAATACGTGCAGTACCGTTATTTAACGGGTCAGTAAATCCTGCAGTTGATATTCTTTGACCAACAACAAAGCCCGCAGTAATGAATCCATTACCGCTATCATTCAGCGAGTTATCGGTACTGTCAGTGCTGAATGTTACGCCGTTCATAGAAACGGCCGGCACGGTTCCAAAAACCCCTTCTTGCATCAACTTCACAACCGCTCTGGATGAATCAGACATTGTTTATCTCCTAGCTCTGGAAGGTATCTGCATAAAATGGACACTTTACAACAAGGGTCCAGTTTTCTTCATCCCGTCCCACATGGTCGAGTGAAGGTGTTTTATATTTTACTCCTCCTTGGTCTGTTGTTCTGAAAGCCATTATTACTGTGTCAGCAATAACATATCCTTCTTCCACTCCTTTTGTGATAGGTACAAAAATATTTGCATACATTATACCACTTATCCTGTACCGTTTCACGTCTCCTAACCCGGTCTGTTTCTGCTCTGCATACGTTATCGACAGCCGAGCATACTTGTCCAAAGCATTTGTTGGTTTTGTTGGAGGCGCATTGTCATACTGTGTTGATAAAGAAAGTGGCGCTGATACTTGTATCTTGAAACGATTTCGTAAAGCATTTCCAATCGCTTCGTAATTCATATACCCTGTTGGT